TCGAAAGCGCCCTCACTTGTCACGGTATGGTTAACGTCTAAAGGATTTGATGTTTTGCTAGTTGGATATATTATTCTCTGTATACCATTACCGTCTGTCCAAGATAACTTAACATAGTTAATATAATCTATTGGTGTGACTAAAACTAAACCATCAGGAACTTCAACCTCCCAGTCTTTAGTACATGTCAGCGTATCATAGCTTAACTCTTGCAACGCTCTTGTTGCATGGAAATTAATATCCATGTGTAGTACGTTTTGGCAAAGCTTATTAGGACCTACGTACGTAGCTGCAAATGAATCAATAATCTCTGCTAAACTAATGTATCTATAGTTACCGTGATCACCACCATTAGCGTAGTATTGATCAGCTCTTGTAGTTAATATTGCCATGTGTTATGATGATTGTAGTAATGTGTCAGCTTGGTTTTTAGAACCTGCATACTGAGATAATTTAGGTTTGTTAATAACTATTCCAGCTAAATCTAATATTGTATATACTAACGTGTCTTCTTCACTAACGTGCAGTTCAAAGTTTATAGCTAAATTTGAGTTGTATAAAGCTTTTCCATTAACAACCACATATGCCCACTCAACAGGTATAGGTCTTCTAAAACATTCAACAGTTACATTAGATGTTTCTTCTTGTGCGCTTCCTGCGTAAACAACTATATCTCTACCGGTAACTCTATTATGCGCGTACACTGGCGCTTGGCCTGCAGTAGAATTAATATGTCGTACAGAACGCTTCATTCGCTCTGCTTCATTTATACTTATATGTTGACACACTTGGTCGTTAAAAAACACGTGACCGGTCTGAAACACTTCATAGTTAGTGCCACTAACGTTTATGTTTTCAGGAAACGTATGTCCACTTGTTACAACTTCGCTAGAAGCAAATGGCCCTAGCTTTTTATGTATGAGCTCTAGCACATCTGATTCATCTACTTCTAAACCACTTTCGCTAGTGTCTATACGCTCACGTAAATTCATCGCATAAAAATACGATTCAAATATGCTCATTTGAGCCTGATTGGCAAGTAAGTTATATTCTTGTGGTGTAATATAACCTCTTTGCTCTTTATTTGCAAGAGCTAATACTCTTTGATATACCGTGTCTACACTTACTGCCATAATTCGTTTTTAAGTTTAGTGACCGCCCCGAAGGGCAGTCACATAACTAGTTAATTTAATCTTTTCTCTATATTAGAGTATATTTCCATACCTTCGTCAGTCTTGAACCAAGCTGCTAAAGCATTATAAGGATGCTCGTCGAAAGGTACTGTCATAATCTTTCTATTGTTCGAGCCCCACATAAAGTATCGCTGATCGTTAGAAAGTTTAATAATACCTTGCTCTGTAGCTTTAACACCAAAGTTTCTAAGAACTACGTTGTCATCATTTACTAATTCTAAGAACAAGAAAGGGTTTCTTTTAGCGTATAACAACAGATCGCGTCTAAGCTCTTTAGAACTCATCTGTGCCACTCTAGAACCAATCTCAACTCTCATAATAGCTTCTGCCAGATCGATATCTATAGACTTAGCTGTCATTAGCGCCTCTACTTCAGCTTCTAATATGTCAAGCTCGTTTTCAGCCACTTCTACCGGCTTATACTCGTAGTATATATTATCTCTGTGTGGGTGGTATAAAGATAAAAGTTTCTGCAAAGTTACTTTTTCTTTTTCAACAAATAAAGCACCACTTCTAAACACAATGTGCTCAAGTCTTTGATCTCCTTTCATCTCATCAACAAAAGGTGTTTTTTGATTTTGACAATACTTAAGCTCTCTTTCGTAGCCTTTTTCTTCGTCAAACCAATAGACATTTTGTGACTTAATACTTCTTGAGAGAGGCTTTTTATTTCCTTTAAGATAATAAATTCTATCTTTAATTTCCCAACCTTTTTTCTTTGGTTTCTCTACAACTGGAGGTGGTGTAGGCTTTTGCGCCTCAACAACTACAGTTTCTTTTACTTGAGGTTCTTCTATAACCTCTTCTTTTTTCTTTTTAGCCATAATATAATATAATAAAAGTTAATATAAAACTACCCCACCCGAAGGTAGGGTAGTTTCACCAAATATAGTTTACTTCAATAACATGAAGTTGTTCGCACCTTGAACTACTAAGCAACGCTCAGTAAGCATATGAAGCTGCATCACGTCAAGCGCAGATGTAGCAGCACCTACCGAACCAGTAACCCAAGTCTTCATACGACGATCGTCAGTTTGAGAAGCACGGAAACGTACGTGTAAGAACGGACGCTTAAGGTTTCTACCTAACATTTGATCGTACACAGTAGAAACACCAGCTGGAACAATAACCCCACGGATAGCGTTAGCTGCGTTAGCTGCGTTAATTGATCCACGAGTTGCTTTGTCGTTTAAGTAACGGAAGTCAGACTTATAGAAGTCGTAAGAACCTCTGCGGAAACCAGAGAAGCCAAGGTTTAGAGCCAAGTCTTCGTCATTTTCAAACACCCCGTAAGAAGTACCACCAGCACCGTATGAATTCATAGATGCAAGCATATCGTCAATAGCTAATGATGTAGCACGGTTAACGAATAGCATGTTCTCTTCAATTGCACCTTGAGAATCAAACTCTGCTAGAATAGCATCAAACTCAGCTAAGTCGCCAGCGCCACTTAAACCAGTAATACCAGAAGTTACGTTTCCACGAGACTCAATAGCCGCGAACAAACCTTCTGTACCAGCGTTATTAGCTGCGTTAGTTGTTGTACCAGGTAGTATTGTAGAACCTTGAACTTCAGATGCAGTAGTAGCAAATTCAGCTTCTAGCATTGACATTTCAATGTAGTCAGTAAAACGAGCGCGAGTGTCTGCTTCAGCCTTTAGGTACCATAGGTAACCTGATTGACCGTCTTCAGCAGCTACTTCAACCCAACCAATACGAGATGCATCTGATCCAGATACTTCGTAGTAGTCCTTCATAATAATTGGCTTATTGCTGAAAGACTTAAAGTCTGGCTCGTTAGCTCCACGAGAATCACTAGTGTTAGTAGTACCAGCAGCCAAACGGTAGCTGTCTCCTTTACCAAATTCAGAACCGTATACTAGAATAGTAGTTCCTTTTGTAGCCGTATTAGCTGATAAAGCCGACTGTCCGTAAGGAAGTACATCTATAACTTCATTTGCTACGACAGATACTAAACATTTAAAAATACCATCAGAGTTAGACACAATGATAGTATCGTTTACACGGATGCCGTGATTAGCAGCAGTAAATCCTGCTGTCTCATCAATATCAGCCTCAATAGTTATTTGAGCGATATTAGATACACTAGTACCTGGGTCAGCACCCGCGGTAGCTGAGCTTACATTACCTTTGTAAGATAAGTGTAATCTACCCTGCTCAGACCAAATAACTTGGTCAGCTGTCATTGATTCTTCTGCTCCTACTTGCGCAAGAAAACCAGAAATTGTACGAGGTCCAAAAACCTCAGCTTCCTTCTCCATAAGATCCGGAAGGTATTGTTGCGCCCAGTCATTTGCTCCGGACGTAAAATCTAAATAGTTTGTGTTAAGCGTTTGCTTTTGTGGAGCTGGCACGCTGTTTAACAAACTTCCTCCTGTAATTGCCATTTTTTCTTAATTTTTATTTTTTATTCTTAATTTTAAAACCATAAGAGCTTGAATCGTCACCTAGCACTTTAACTTTAATGCCACCAGCTTCAATCGAGTTATGCGATTGACGCGGGTCCATGTTAACATTTTTAGACTTAGCCATAGTTTCTTTTATGGCGTCAGCCTTGCCTTGTTCGTAAAAATGCTGTGCAACTGTATCAGCGTTCATAGCTGTGAATAAACTTCTGTGATAACCCTTAGCATCAGACATTGCTTCATTTTCGTCTAAAAACTTTTTAAACATATTATTAATATCAGATTGGGTTTCTTTGACTTGATCTACGTCGTTTACATTAAAACGATACACTTTGTTTCCGACGTTGTATTCAAAACCTTTGAACTTATCGTTAAACAATTGTTCTGTTTTTTTATTAAACGTATCTCTTTGTCTAGTTATTGCTTGCTGATTTTGCTCAGACTCTTTATTGTATCTATTGAAGAAATCAACAGCCTTCTGCTGATCTTTAGTTAAATTGCTTCCAGCTTTAATTTCTTCATAGTATTTAGACTTTTGCCCGTCTAAGTAGGCTTTGGCCTCGGCAACTTGCTCTTTGAGGGCCAGCTTTTTTCTTTTAATATCTTTAGCTTCATCTAGCTCTTCGTCGTAAGAAAACTTATCTTCTAAAAGAAAGTTTATTTCTTCAGAATCTAAATGAGGTTTAGTTCTTGAGTAGTACTCTCGTAACGCATCTTGATCATCAATGTCTTTAACATCTCTGTTAAGTCTTACATAGTCTTCTAAGCTACCACCAGTATCAGCTATAAAGTCAACAAGTTTTTGTACGCCTTCAGGTAAAGGTTGTCCAGTAGCTTCGGCTTGATCTAAAGCCTCTGACACTTCTTCTTTAAACTCGTTTACTTCTTCTAGTACTCGTACTTCTTCTTGTGCTTCTCCTTGCGTTTGTACTTGGTCTTCACTTTGTGCGGGCTCGGCATCTTCATCGACTCTAGCCACTCTTGTGTTGTCAGAGTTGTTTTCTTCAACTTCATTTGTTGGTGGTGGTTTGCTTAAATCTACTTTGATAATGTCTGGATTATCTTTGCTATCAAATTTTTCTAAATCAAGCTCAGGAGTTGCCTCCTCTACTTGTGGTGTTTCTTGTTCGACCTCTTGAATTACTTCTTCAAGATCTGTTTGTTTATTTTCCATGATAAAATATTATATAATTATGTTCCTATTTGTGGGTTAAACTTATCTAAACCTACTCCGCCTCCAAGTACATCATTACCTGAAGATTCAAATGTTTTAGCACTTTGCTTTGTTTTTTCTCGCTTATCTTTTCCAGCCTCTTTCATACCCTCTATTCTTTCATTAGAAGCTCGCTCTTCATTACGAAGCATATTGTTTAATTCAAACTCGTATTGCATTAACTCTTTTTTAAGTCTAACTTCTTCTTGAAGATATGATAATTTGTTAGAAGATCTTAAGCCTTCTACTTGCATGTCCGCTTCAGTTTTTGCCTGATTTTTTTGTATCTCAGCTTGAGCAGCGGCTTGTTGAGCTTGCGTATTCGCTTCTGCTTGCGCTTTGATATTTTCTTGTTGGATTTTTTGATCTCGCTCTTGTTTTTGTTTACGCTTTATTTTTAAAAGCTTATTAGCTAAAGTTACATTGCGAACCTCTCTAATATCTATAGCATCATCTAAGTCTATTAATTGCTGGGCTAAAGCAGTTTGAATGTTGTTTTCTAACAATTGCTTTTGTTCTTCGTCTGGCTCTAGCTCAATGAATATACCAAAGTCATATAAATATAATTCTGTCATTTCAGAAAGCGTAGCTACGTTGTGTGAGCCTAGTGCTTGAGCGAAAGCATCTGCTGTAGGAGAGTACTCTAATATATCTGATATTCTTAGCGACAGCGATTCAGCAACAGAAGCTGTTAAATACATAGACGACAAAAGTATATGTCGTGTAGCTACGTTTGAATTAGCTGCCGCTAGTTTTTGAACGCCTACTAAAGATTTAGGATCAGGTAAGCTACCGTCACGAGCTTCGTTTAAACCAGTGACATCACGTATCATTTGTAAATAATAATTGTAAGTATTGATAAGACTTTGTATCTTACCTTGACCTGTACCATTAGCTATTTGTTGAATAGGTACTTTACCAGGATTAGGATCTCCATCTGCAGTTAAGCTTCTACCAATAACGCTACCAGTTTGGAAGAACATGTTAAGAGCTTCTTGCGGATTGTAGTTTGTTCCATTACCAAGATCAACTTCAGCAATACCATCTACATCAAGATATACACCATCTGGAACCATACGTGACATCACCTGTTGTAGCTTTAAGTGTGTAAGCTGAATCATATCAGCAAACCCAGTTATTCTACTAACTAAAGATTCTATTTTATTGTTGTACATACGTGGTGCAACAAGGCTATAGTTCATTTTAACTTTGTTAAAATCAGACTTTGATCGTATCATGTTGTCACACATGCGCCATTGCAGCAACTTGTCTGTACCTAGTACTATAGCGCCTTCAAATACAACCTCTACAGCTCTTTGAACTTTAGCAAAGTTTACTTGCTTGTCTTTAGGTGGATTAAAGCTTTCATCTTTTTGTATAGCTTTTTCTCCACCAGACTTTGTTTCTTTAATCTTATAAACGTCGTTCATATACGTTTTATGATTAAAGTAAAGTATTTGTATTTTATTTTGATCTCTAACTTCTAATCTATTATATCTTCCTCTCGGTCTATAAGAGCTTTTTTTAATTGACTCTAAATCTTGTTCTGTTAGATGAGGGTACTGTCTTACTAGCTCGTTTATAGATATTGTTTTTACTTCTCCAATATAATATATATCTTCAAAATATGGAGAGTCACTATAAGAGTATACTATATTAGCTGGATCTACGTAATCAATAGTAACTCCATCACTAGTGTTAAATCCTGTTTTTACGCAAGCTATACCTAGCACAGTTAAATCGTATAACAGTCTACGTCTAGTTAGATCGTATTTATTACCGTCAAGTAATACGTTGATTGCTTGTTCTTCAGCTAGCTCTACAGCCTGCTTGTAGCTAAGCTGCATATGCAACTCTAGTTCTTCTTTTGTTTCTGGTAGTGTATCTTTGTTACTCTTATAAACATCAACACCAAACATCTTTTTTGCTTTGTCGTTGAATTTTTTAGCTGCCATGTCATCTACCATAGCTTGCATGTAAGCAGTTCTTTTAGCTACGCCGTATTGATCTTGAGAATATGCTTTAACATTAAACATACGCTCAGACATGCCATTAACAACGATGTCTACAAATTTAGGTATAATTGGCACTGGCTTCCAGTCAAGATTTAAATACGACAAATCACCGTTAATAGATAATTCATCTTTATATTTTTGAACAGACTGCTCGCCTCTAGCATATAATCTAAGCATATGATACTTATCTTGAGTATCCATATATCTATTAGAGTGTATACCATTGAACCACTCTTGCTCAATAGCATAAGCTACCTTAAGCCCGTACTCTGGACTTACTTTTTCTAAATCGCTTACGATTTGAGATGGAAAATTAACATATACTTGTTGAGCCATTATTTTAGTATTCTAGAGTTGAAGCCCTCGTTATTATATTTTGCTATATTCAAGTTCACTGATGTTCTTTGTACTTTAGGATTTGGTGCATACATGTGTCTATTGCAAGCCATTATAGCTAGCCCGGAACTTATTGACGCATCAAACTTAGTTCTTCTATTTATATCAAACTTAGACCAATCGTTTAGAGTTTCATTAAAATACATAGTTCCATATTCTCCGTCTCCAATATGCCCTACGTGATTTTGTATGTACATTTCAATTGCAGCAGCGTGAGCTTGTTTAATATCTTCACTTGAGTTTGGTATACCACCAACCTCTTTTTCTGCAACAGATAATTTTTTCCAAGACTTATCTGGTCTGTTCATGCTGTATCCTCTATAACCTCTACGTCTCAAGTAATACAGTAATCTAGGTTTGTTGTTCTCTGCAAGCAAAGGCATACCGTAAAAAACCAACGCCATTAAAACGTCTTCAAAAAACATTTCCGCAGTCTGTGGTCTAGCTACATATTCTAGGAAGAAAGTGTTTGAGGGCACTTCTTCCATAGAAAATTTTGTTAATCCGTGTAAAGCTCCTTTAGAACCGCGACCATCAACCGTGCCGCTGATATCGTAACTATCGCAACCAAAGGCGCCAACGTGATCATTACCGGGATATTTAATTC